TCGCTCACCCCCGGCCGTTCAGGGCTGTCGGCCGGGGGTGGGCAACAGCCCTCACAGCCCTGGAAGAAGGACACCGTGCTCAAGTTCGCCAACTCCACCACCGCCGTCCGGTACGGCGCCACGATCGTGCGGATCGCCGAAGGCGACCCCTGGTACGCCGACGACCCGTTCGTCATCGCACGTCCCGAGCTGTTCACCGACGAACCGGTGCGCGTGTTCGGGACCCGTCCAGCACCCGTCGAGCAGGCCACGGCCCGCCCCGGCGAGCGTCGGACGACCCGCCGTGGCTGACACGTTCATCGCGTACCTCCACCCGAACGAGATCCCGGCGACGTTCCACAAGTCGCTCACCGACCTGTACGGGTGGGACGCCTCCCACCACCGCCGGCTCGGCGGCTATGCATCCGTCCGGTGCGCCACCGGCGGCGTCCCCGAGGGCCGCAACCAGGTCGCCGCCGAGTTCCTGAAGAGCGGCGACGAATGGCTGTTCCTCATCGATGCGGACATGGGCTTCCGGCCCGACGTCCTTGACGAGCTGCACGCCGCCGCCGACAAGGATCTGCGCCCGATCGTCGGCGGCCTGTGCTTCGCGCAACGCGAAGTCGGCCACGACGGCCGCAACGGCTTCCGAGTCCAAGCGCTCCCCACCATCTACGACTTCATCGAACACCCGGACGGGCGGCACCGGTTCACCGGTCGCGCCCACTACCCGGCCAACACCGTCACCATGTGCGCCGGCACCGGGGCCGCCTGCCTGCTGATCCACCGAACGGTGATCGAACAGGTCCACGCCGAGTACGGGCCCGCATGGTTCGACCGGACACGAGGATCCGACGGCAGTCTGCTCGGCGAGGACATCTCGTTCTTCGTCCGCACCGGGTCGCTCGGCATCCCCTGCCACGTCCACACCGGTGTGAAGCTCACCCACTTCAAGAACGTGTGGCTCGGCGACGACGAGTTCTGGCGGCAGTTCTCCCCACCCCCGGCAACCGAACCGGTCACCGTGATCGTCCCGGTGTTGCACCGGCCCGACAACGTGCGACCGTTCATGGAATCGCTGCGCGCGTCCACCGGTCTCGCAGAGGCGTGGTTCGTGTGCGAACCCGACGACCTGCTTGAGTGGGCCGAGGTCGAGAAGCACGGCGCACGCCGCCTGGTGCACCCCGGCACGTTCGCCCAGAAGGTCAACGCTGTCATCGACCAGGTCACCACCCCGTGGGTGTTCCTCGCCGGTGACGACGTGCGGTTCCGGCCGGGCTGGTTGGACCATGCCGAGTTCATCGGCCGCAAGTACGGCGCAGCTGTGGTCGGCACGAACGACCTCGGCAGCGAACGGGTCAAGAACGGCGAGCACGCCACGCACCTGCTGATCGACACCGAGTACGTGCGCGAGGTCGGGGCGTCATGGGACGGGCCCGGCACGGTGTGCCACGAGGGGTACCGGCACTGGTACGTCGATGACGAGATCGTCACGGCCGCCAAAGAACGCGGGGTGTGGCAAGCAGCCCTCGGGTCGATCGTCGAGCACATGCACCCGATGTTCGGCAAGGCCGCCGACGACGACGTGTACACGGCCGGCCAGGCCCACGCACAACAGGACAGGGTCACGTTCCAGCGGAGGTTGAAGGCTCATGCATGACGCAGTCATCGCCTACGTCGGTCAGTCCCCGGCCGCGCGCACCGGGTCCGTGCTCGAGTTCGGGTCACGGAACATCAACGGCAGCATCCGCGCTCTGTTCCCGCACGCATCCAGCTACGTCGGTGTCGACCTCGCCGAAGGCCCTGACGTCGACATCGTCGCCGACGCTGGCACCGTTTCCGTGCCCGGCCTGTTCGACACCGTGGTCTGCTGCGAGGTGTTCGAACACGCCGACGACCTGGCGTGCCAGATGATCGTGACGAACGCCCACGCCCACCTCAAGGCCGGGGGCGTGTTCGTCGCCACGATGGCCGGCCCCGGGCGCGGTGAGCACTCAGCAATCGACGGCGCCGGGCTGCACCCGGGCGAGTTCTACCGCAACGTCGACCGCATCTTGCTCGCCTGCTGGCTCGAGACCGCCGGGTTCTTCGAGTACGAGATCGATCAGGCGGGACGCGACATGCGCTGCACCGCCCGGAAGGCGGCCTGAGTGGCGATCATCACCGAAGCACAGGTCAAGGCGTACGCCAAGGAGACCACCTCAGGCAACGACGCACAGTGGACGTTCGCGACGAACGCCGCGAACGCCTGGATCCCCCGGCACTGCCTCCGGTCGTTCGCCACGGTCGCCGGCTCCGCGACGGCACGCGTGTACACCCCTGAGTCGTTGACCCTCACCCGGTTCCACGACGCCCACGAGGTCACGGCCGTGGCGATCAACGGATCCACGATCGATGCGAGCTCGTACCAGCTCGAGCCGCTGAACCAGCTGAACCAGGCCGACCAATACCGGCCGTACGACCGGGTGCGGCTCATCACCGGCGCCATGTTCGACACCGACCGCAACCAGGCCACCGTCACCGTGACCGCCAAGTGGGGGTGGAACGCGATCCCCTCGGAAGTGACGCTGGCCGCGCTCATCCTCGCGGTCGACCTGTACCGCAACCGTGAGATGCGGTTCGGTGTCATCTCGACCACCGAGTTCGCCGGTGTTCGCGCCCGGGCGAACCCGCAGGTGCTCGAGCTGCTGTCGGACTTCCGGCGCGACGAACTGAGCATGGCGTGAGCACCTCGTTCGACATCGCCGCCATCCGGGACGCCGCTGTCACCCTGTGGAGTGCGGCGCTGACCGGGATCAACGTGCGCGCGTACCCGTCCCCCGGTGGAGCGCTCCCATCACTCACCCTGGACGCCGCCGAAGAAGACAGCGGATACGCCCACTACGACGACACATTCCAAACGCAGACCCCGACGCTGTACCTGTCGGCCGAACTGGTCCTGCCGATCCTCGGTGACATCCCGTCCACACTGCGCGCCGTCGACGGCTACCTCGGGGTCGGGACCGCCACCAGCCTCCACGACGTGTTCGCCACGCACCGCACACTCGGCAGCCTCGTCGGCGACGTCGCCGTCGTCCGCTCGTCCCGGCCAGTCCCAGTCGTCGAGACCGGCAACGAGACCGCAGAGGCCACCGCCGTCATGGTCTCAATGCTGCTGAAGGTCATGATCCTGTGAGGGTGCTCCTCGTCGAGCCAGGCCCACACTTCTCGGTCGCCGATGTGTGCGACGGACTCCACGCCGGGCTCATCGCGAACGGTGTCGACGTGTGCCGCCTCAACCTTGCCGACCGGCTCAACTTCTACACCGAGGCCCGCATCGAACGGCACGGCAAGCTCGTCCGCGCGTTCGAAGAGAACGCAGCGATTGCGATGGCCGCCAAGGGCATCGAGGTCGCCTGCTACGAGTTCTGGCCTGACGTCGTCATCGTCGTGTCCGGGTTCTTCGTTCCCCCGGAGGTGTGGGCCGTGCTCGCCCGCCGCCCGCACCACGTGGTGCTGTGGTGCACCGAATCCCCGTACGAGGACGACCGGCAGGCCCAACCTGGCCGGTACGTCGACACCGTCGTCCTGAACGACCCCCGCAACCTCGGGTCGTTCTGCTCGAGCGTGAACCCAGCGTCGTACTACTTCCCGCACTCGTACAACCCCGACCGCCACCACCCGGGCCCCGCCGACCCGGACCTCGAGTGCGACTTCGCGTTCGTCGGCACCGGGTTCCCGTCACGCATCGAGTTCTTCGAACAGGTCGACTGGACCGGGATCAATGCCACGTTCGCCGGGAACTGGCAGCAGGTCAGCATCAACTCGCCGTTGTTCCCGATGCTCGCGAACGACCGATCGGAGTGCGTCGACAACGCTGACGCCGCCCGCCTGTACCGGTCGGCGAAGGTGACCGCAAACCTGTACCGCAAAGAGACCTCGGAGAACGGGCAGGCCGACGGGTGGGCAATGGGCCCCCGTGAAGTCGAGCTCGCTGCGTGCGGGTCGTTCTTCATGCGTGAACCGCGCGGCGAAGGTGACGAGCTGTTCCCGATGCTGCCGACGTTCACGACGCCAATCGAGTTCGAGCAGCAGTTGCGCTGGTGGCTCGCCCACCCGACCGAACGTGCCGAGGCCGCCGCCGCAGCGCACGCTGCGATAACCGACCGGACGTTCACGAACACCGTGCAACGACTCCTCACCATCGTCGGCGCCCACCAGGCCGCCGCCTAGTTCAGCCCCACACACCAACCACCCAAGGAGGCCGTAATGGCTCGTCTCGCAGGCCGCAATGGGGCCCTCTACGCCAACATCACTTCGGGTGGTACGGCAGAGCCCATCGCCTATCTGAACACCTGGTCGCTCGACCAGTCCACCCCGAAGATCAAGGTCACCGCGTTCGGTGACACCTCGGAGATCTACGTGGCCGGCCTGCCGGACGCGCAGGGTCAGTACGCCGGGTTCTACGACAACGCCACTGCGCAGCTGTACACGGCTGCGACGGATGGTGTGGCCCGCAAGTTCTACCTGTACCCGGACCGGACGAACACGGCCCAGTACTGGTTCGGCACGGCAATCTTCGACTTCTCGATCTCGGTGAAGTCGGACAGCTCGGTCGACATCTCGGGCGCGTTCGCTGCAGCGTCGTTGACCGCCAAGGTCGGCTGATGATCCAGGCGCGGACCAGGTTGGGGATTGACCTTGAGCGGCACTCGTTGCTGCGCAAGACGTCCCCGACCTACCGCGCCTGGCTGGCCAAGGTGCGGCCGGCCGTGCACACGGTCACGCAGCTGGTCGCGTTGGACGAGTCGCTCACCACCTGGTTGGCCACCCGGATCGACTTCAAGCATCGACCGTTCGGCTACCAGGTGCTCGGGTTGCGCGAGTACTGGACGGTGCTCCACACGCCGCCGGCGGCACCGGGTTGGTTGACCACGATCGGAGACTGACGTGGCGTCGTACAACTCGTTCGCCGCTGCGGCCGCCCCGTACAGGGCGCTCGGCCAGATCCTGTCGGGCAACGGCCCCGACATCCGCGCGGTCAACGCCAAGGTTGGCGGCAGGGCCCAACAGATAGCGCGGCGGGTCATTGCTGGTGACCTCGGAGGCGACGATCGGTTCTCCGGGTGGGCTGAAGCGCCGCTCGCGATGACCTACATTGACGCCACGATGCCCGGACCGGGCATCGTGTTCCATCCGACTCGTGACGGTGCCGGACCAACCACGGTCGCCACCGTGGGCCGGAACAAGGGGAACGCCTCTGGGTTCCAGGGACCGGGAGCAAACGCACGCACCGGCGCCACATCGCGCACCAAGTCGGGCGCAGTCCGCAAGGTGCGAGCCCGCAAGAACAAGCGGTGGAACGGCTACACGCAAGGCAAGGGCACCGCCGACAAGATCGTCGCTGCCCTCAACTCCGAGCTGCCAGAAGTAGTGGCAACCGGGATCTTCGACATCACGAACAGAACGCTCGGGGGGTGACATGACGAACCGCGTAACCACCGAAGTTCGCTACATCGTCGATGACGCTCTCAAGGCTCTGAGCTCGGTCTCGGCCGAACTGGACGGCACCGAGTCGTCTGCAAAGAAGGCCGCCGCGCAGATCCGGGCGATGGCCGATGTGATCGAGGCGAACGCGAAGGCGTCAGCAGCGGCGGTGGAGGCGCTGTCAACGGCGTTGGGCGCTGAGTTCGTCTCCGACCTTGAGCGCACAGGCGGCTCCGTCGACGGCCTCGTCTCCGATCTGCGCAGCGCAGGGGTCGCTTTCAACGACATTGAAGCCGAGGCTGACGAACTGGCGGCAGCACTTCGCCGGGCGGAAGAGGCAGGCCGGAACGCCGGTGCTGGGATCGGAGACAGCTCGGGTCGCGCTCACAGCGGGCTTGCCAAGGTCGCCAAGGAGGGCGACAACTCGCGCAACGTGCTTGCCAACATGGTCGGCAACTCCGTGCAGGACGTTGGCGCTCTCGCTGGCGTCAGCGGCACTGCCGGCGTCGCAATCGGGCAGTTGGCCGAGTACGCCGCCGACGGCAACATCAGCCTCAAGGGGCTTGCTACGGCGGGCCTGGCGATGGGTGGGGTGGCGACGGTCCTTTGGGCTGTCAACTATGCCGCAGAGGCGCAGAAGGAGCGCATCGACGCGATCACGGCGTCGATCAAGGAACTGTCGACGGCGTCCGACGAGCAGGTGCTCGACTCGTTCTTCGATTCACTCACGAACACGCTGTTCACGGGCGGCAACTTTCAGGGCATGGTCACGCAGATGGCCCAGGAAAATCTCCCTGGCCTGAAGCGCTCGCTGGACATCGCCGCCGAGTCAGGGCAGTTCAGCGCCGAGATGCTCGACATGATGGCCGACGCCATTGACGAGGCCGAGCGCGCCGCCGCACAGGGTGCCGAGACGAATGAGCGGTACGGCGACTCAACCCGTAGCGCGGCCGCTGCGAGTCGCGCGTGGCAGATGTCCAGCGCTGAGATCACCAAGGATCTCGACAACAACACGCGCGCAGCGCTGAACGCCGCCGCCGCCGCCGTGATGTACCGGGCCAACCTGGGCGAGATCCCCGATGAGGTGATGACCGAGCTACGTGCCGCGATTGATCGCGGCGACATCGACGCCATCTGGGCGATTCTCGGCCAGTTGTCGCTGGGCATCGACGTGCCGGTTCGGATTGTGACCACGACAGTTGGTCAGACATCACTCGGCGACGTCGCAGCCGGCTCCAAGTCACTGGCGGGTCGGTTCGCCCCCAAGGTCAAGGCGCCGAGCGGCGGCGGCGGCGGCGGGGGAGGCGGCGGCGGTGGTGGTGGTGGAGGTTCGGGCAAGTCGCCGGCCGACGAAGCCAAGGAAGCCGCCGACGCGTGGGACAAGGCCATGGCGCGCCTGTTCGAGTTCGGCAAGATCACTCGCGAGGAGTACCGCGCGTACCTCGATGGCCAGATGGCCGACGAGGACGAGCTGTCCGACGAGTACTACCGGCACTGGCAGGAACGGCAGAAGCTCGACAAGGAAGAGGCCGACGCCAAGAAGCGCGCCGACGACGAGGAGAAGAAGCGCGCGGACGACCTCGCCAGGCGCCAGGAGGAGCAGACGCAGCGCGAACTCGACCGGCTCGCGATCGTCGAAGGGGCACGCCTCGCCGCTCTCGAGACGTTCAACGGTGCAGGCCCGATGCTGGTCGTCAACGCCAACACCCCGGCCGACACGATCCGCCATCTCGAGGACTGGATCCGAAACAACGGCGCCGGCGCCCTGACGCAGGGGATCGCGAACCCATGACGCTGCCCGTGTTGAAGGTCGAGATGGCGTTCGGGTACGACCCGTACGACACCGCCCCCGCCTGGACCGACATCACCAGCTACGTGCTGAAGTCGCCCGGCGTGAAGGTCGACCGCAAACTCGGCCAGGCCGGCACGATCACCATGACGCTCAAGAACCGGGACCGCCGGTTCGATCCGACGCACACCACCGGCCCGTACTACGGGCAGCTGGTGCGCGGTGTGCAGGTGCGTGTGACGTGCACGCATTCGGCGACGACGTACACGCTCGGCGAGGGGTGGGTGAAGGGCTGGCCGCAGCAGTTGGGCACCCCGTCGGAGAAGAACTCGACCGTTCAGCTCGACTGTGTCGACGCGTTCGGGTGGATGGCCCGCACCCGGCTGCCCGACGACCTGGTGTACACGGTCGCGAACTCGCTCGGCACGCTCACCGGGTTCCTCCGCGAGACCGACGACTACGCGTGGCTCGACTCCACCTCCGGCGACAACGACGCAACACTGGTCATCGGTACCCGCAAGTCCGGGCCGACGCTCGCACCGGGCTCGACATCGCCGTCGATCGGGTTCAACGGGACCACGATCTACGGCGTCGACCAGTGGGTGCCGACCGGGCCGTGGTCGCTGGCGTTCTGGATGACCTGCCAGACAAACAAGGACCAGCGATCCGACGTCATCGCCTCGTTCAGCCCGAGCAGCTATCTCAGCTCGTCCTCATCCGGCATCCCCGGTGCAGGAACGAACACCAAGTACATCGCCGTGGACACCGATGGACGACTCGAGGTGTTCCAGT